CACATCATCAGTTCTCTTTCGGTTCTTTTGCATGCTGAACACCTTCCTTTAGAATAGTCGAATTTACACACTTTACTGCAAGGTGTCAATGGTTGCTCTCGTTGACCTTGTTCAATAATTGAATCTGTGCGTTCGCTAGTGCCGCTTCCAGCCATGTGTTTTCCTTTTCTAGTCGTTCATTTCTTGCACGAAGCATCTGGTTTTCACGCTCTAATTCAGCGATGACATCATCGTTGCTCATGTGTTCTTCTCCTTGAGTTCAAAACCATTAAAGTCCCAAGTTGCAAATGTAAACGATCCCGCCTTAGTGCCTCTAGTCCTTGTTTGAAAGACCTGTAGTTCGTAGTATGTCTCGAACCAGATGGTTTCATCGCCGCAGTCAACAGGCAACCAAGCAAATCGCTTGATTTTTCTTTTTGCTCCTTCGATTGGAAAAGGTTTGTTTTTCCATCTCAACTGTTCTTCTCCTTTAGTTTGGCTTGGACAGTACGAACAAAGTCTTCTGGGTAGTTGTACCAATCTTCAATTTCAACAAGGCTTTCAATCTCCTCAGTCGTCAGCCCAACAAAAACCAGCCTCTTGGATTCACGAAGTTCTTTGTACGCCAACGCAACTCCTCTTAACTTACCAGCATCCACTATGACAAATCCGTAAGCACCGTTTAATGCTTCGGCAAATTGAGTTTCCCAATCATATTCGTCTGGCCAGCATGTTCCATAATCAATTTTAAGTTCTTTGCTCATGTGTTCTTCTCCTTTAACTTGGCTTCGATGGCATTCCCAACGCAAACCATGTATTCGCCTCGATATGTAGTGATTTGATCAACGACTTCCATGATCTCCTCATCCGTCAGCCCAACCCAAGGCTTACTAACTGTGAAGTCTTTGCCTTCTTGCATTAACGGCAGTGAATTCTCTTTCTTCCCCATTGCTGCATCCCATCCACGCTCATAGCCACACTGCCATTGATGCTGGCCATACCAGTCCTGTTCTTTCAGCTTGTCTTCATACGCTCGTAGTCCAGCCCAGAAACCTTCCTCGTATTCTTCTGAGTGACTGCCTCTGAGTTCTACAGTTTCTCGTATGCCCTCCCACGCCACCGGCTCTTGCTTATCGCTTACTGTTGAGATTGTTGGCTTAACATCAATACTTAGCGTCATTCTACATCCTCCTTCATTGCCCTGTAGTCGTCAACCTGATTGACACGACAGAAGGTATCCCAGAGTTTCCATTGACGAAGTTTACAGACTTGCCACAAACCCATCAGCATGTTGTCAACCTCATCCTGTGTCATCGGTGAGCCGTCACAGTGCATTTCAAATGCGGCCTTCAAGTCAGCAGTCATGTCAGCTTCAAAGATAGCCTGCTCTAGATCGAATCTGTTCATTAGAATTGTACTCCGCAGACAACAAAACCTGTGTTCACTTTGTTAGTGCGCCGCTCTTCCAATGTCAGGTGCTTACCTGTGGCTTTGTACTTGGCATTGAAGCTGTCACCAATCTTAACAACATGTCCTGACTTCTGCATCTCTCGCAGATAACGCCATACAGACTGCTGTGGAATGTCCAACTCCACTGCTGCATCTGTTGATGCCTGCTCAGTCTTCATGTACTCAAGCATCTGCTTCTTCCTGTCATAGTGCATCTTCAGCACTGAAGGTCTAATGTACTTGCTCATATTTATCTCCTTGTGGGGAAGACCCTAAAGCCTTCCCCGATTAGGTTAACTGATTTCTTTTATTGCCTTATCGATACGCTTCAAAGCTGCTGTGGCCATCCTCAACATCCTTCGATTGTATGGAGGGTCATACGACATCTCCGATGCTGAACAGAAAGCCACATAATCGTACCTGCTGCGTAACTCATACAAGTCCTCAAGCGTTGCTTCGATCTTGAATTGACTCTTCTTAGTCTCATACTCTGCTGCGGCGATCTTGATGTAAGGCTCATGCTTTCCGTCATCGAGTGCGCCATCCATCTCTTCGAGCATGGTTGCTGTAATGGTAAGCCAAGCGGTCTTGGACATTTCTACTCTCCTATGGTTTTAAAGAACAGGGTGCTTCTACTACTGTATCTATTTTACCCCAGTTCGATAAAAAAATCATTAGGGAAAACCCTAGGTTGATACTAGGGAAAACCCTAATTTGCACACACTAACTAAGGTTATTGTGTATCTTTTATACAACACAGCTAACCTTTCCAAGCCAGCCAAGCCAGCCCAATGTTAGAGACGGAGTAACCGAACCAGACAATGAACATAGCCCAGTTACCCCGCATTGCTTCCATCACGCCAACACTGGCGTAAATGACCATGACCACCAGTATCAGCCACCAAGCCATGCTATGCCACCACCAGATTGTAGCGGTCTAAAGCACACTCTAGCGTCTTGCACTTAGCTTCAAGGTAAGCAATCTGCATCTTCAGAGTTTCATTTTCTTTCTCGAAAAAGTCAGCATCTTCGTTCGCACCTTTGAGTTCACGCTGAACCTCGATCAACTGATCTTGCAGTTCGCCGTAAGCATCAATATGCACATAGTCTTCCTGATTGTAGTAGCTCATCTTTATCTCCTGATTAAAAAACCAATGAAGGAAACAGCACCCAATAAGAATGTCATCACAACACAATCTCCTATAAAGTGTCAATAACTTCGGTCATTCTTCCTGTGACACGGTCATATAAAACCGCACCAGCAGGGCCAGTCTCGCCGTTATAGCGGGATTTGATAACTCTAATACGAGTAGTGTTTCTTTCAATCGGATCGTCAGCTTGTGCGTGTCGTTCTAATCCTAACACCATGTCAGCCAACTGTCCAATACTTCCTGAACCCCTCAACTGGGCTAATGATGTAGCGGCTCCGTCCTCATGGCCTTTACCATCTGGCCTGCGGAGATGAGACACCGCAAACAGAGTGATACCGGTCTCTTGAACCAGCATCCTCAACTTAGTGACAATCTCATCAATAGCTTTGCGTTCATCACCATGCGACTGGTCAGAGATGACAATGGAAATGTGGTCTAGGAAAACATAGCGACACTCTAAACCCTTCGCCATGTAACGCACTCTTGACACAATGTTGTCAATTGAATTAGACCCAAAGCTGTCATAGAGATAAAGCCTGTCAGAGCCTAACGTCATGTCATAGGCTTTTTGTTTCTCTGCATCGGTAGCTTCTGTCTCTGCTAGGTGCAAAGGCTTATTGATCGCCAAAGACATGATAGACAAGCCTGTTTTCCTAACTGATTCCTCAAGAAACATTAGGCCGATGTTGTCAGAGGTACTAGTCAGAAGTGTCCAGACGCATTCACGAAGAAACTGTGACTTGCCAAGGCCGCTACCAGCCGTTACCACCACCATTTCCTGTGATCGAATACCACCAGTCAAGTCATTCAGCGATGCAAACGGATAGAATGCCGATGTTTTTTCCAATGGAGCCATTACAGCGTCATAAAGTGATGACCCAGTAATGATTCCATCAGGGATATATTGCTCTGAAGCCCACCATAGCCTTACAAAGTCTGCAGACTTGTTGACGCTGGAATAGTCGCATGCGTCTTTGAATCCTTCAGCATGTTTAAAAATCTTTACCTTTGAACCGAAGATTTCAGCAACTGCATTAGCGGCCTTTTGACCGGGTTCATCTGCATCGAAACATAGGACAATGCTGTCAAACCTGTCTAACCACTCATATGCCTTCTGGCAGTCTTTAGCCGCACCACTAGCACCATTCTTGACTGAAACACAAGGATACTTTGAACCTAGCATTTGAAAACCAGCCAGTGCGTCTAATTCACCCTCAAAGACTGTTACCGCCTTGCCACCAGCATTAAACCGATCCATGCCAAACAAAGGCTGTTCTGACTTAGTGCGCCAGTAGAAATCCTTATCTTTTACCTTTCTAACCTTGATGCCTGAGCCATAAGGGTAGAAGTGTTCATCATCATTTTGAGTCACATTGTAGAATTTGCAGGTTTCTTTGACAATGCCTCGGTCAGGAATGCTCAGTAAGGCCCCTAATGGCGTCACTACGGCTTTGCTAGGCTGGTCTGTATGGTCAGGTATAGCCGATACAGTATCAGCCTCACCAAGGCCGTTCTGAGCGGTTTTGTCATAAACATTACACCGATAGCAGTAGCCGTGGTTGTCATCGTAGACACCATAGGCATCAGACGATGGACAATGTGGACAGGCAACATGCCTTAAAAGTTTACTTTCTGTTTTCAGCATTGAAATACCTTTCTTCAGCGACAGCCGCAGACAGAGACGAAGCTGCTAATTCCAAGTACTTATCTTTATTAGGAATCGCTTTGTGGAGACGATAGACGACATCATAAAAATCAATCTTTC